TTCTTTAATATGCTGTTTCAACAATGCGATATAAACATCCCTCTCCCAAGGTATGAGGTTTTCAATCTCAGTCAAAGAGTATTTATGATACTGCAGCAAAGCAAAGTTAGTTCTATAATACCCCTCCAAACTATTTTGGAAGAGTGCTATGCGAAAAAATTCTGTAGACCCTCAATAGTATATTCAGATTCCTCTCCAGTGTTAGGATTCTTTACTGTAAACTTATGCTGCAGTTTAGGCATAGTTTCATAGAACTTTTGAATCTCTTCAAACTGTTTAGCAGTAAGAGTTTCTACCCACTCCACCATTTCTTTCTTCGATGTGGTAGAAGAATCCCATACTTCTTCAGCATCAAAGATTTGATCAATAGATTCTGCAATGAATTCAAATACCTCATCAGTTTTCACTGCTTTATCAAGAAATTCTGTTTCAATAAATCTATCCATGCTTGGATACTTCATGATGATACCCATAGTATCAGTCAACATAATCTTATTACTATGACCCTCGGGTTTGAATACTTCAATCTCGTTGATATTAATTCTCTTTTCTACCTGCGTCTTGCCATCATCTCTGCAGGTAACATTCATGGTGATAACTTCACCCACTGCAGCAGCACGAATTCTCATGAAAAGATATTCAAGATCAAAAGAAGGTAGCTCTTCTACTTTGATTCTGGTGAGGACACAGTTCTTAATTAAATCTTTTACTGCTTGCTTTACTTCTTTCTCATCTTCAGATTCTAAAGCAAGTAACAATACCTTTTCTTCTTTAACAATAAAAGGTCTATACTTAATTGTCTTTCCGTTTGAGGGTAACTCCAATTCGTATGTTGGATAACCAACCTTAGGTAATGCCATTTAAACTAAATCAATTCGTAATATTATTTATCCTTTATACTTACGAATGTCTGCTACTGTAGTTCTAATTTGATCATAATAAAAACTTGCACTAACTCTAGTTACCTGAGATGTTCCATATGATAGTGGAACTGCGTCAATACTATATGGATATACGTTGGTCAATAAATGCACCAAAGGTGTTCTAGAATTTGGCGCATTAGCTCCTCTTTCTGTTTTTGCTATGCGTAATTTTGCCATATAATCTTTTGGATATGCCATACGCATAGGAAGATTTGGTGCAATCCCTATAGCATTTGGTTTAAAATTTCTCAAACGCTGACCACTATCATTGGGGACTGTGGTTCCTTGAATAAAATTATACCAAGTAATTAGAAATTTATATGGTGCCATGTTAGCATCACACATCCATGTCAATGAAAAATCAGTAATCAATCTGGTGTGCGGGTAATTTAAATTTCCTCTTCCAAGATATTTACCGTTGATTTGTCCTGTAGCAAATTGCATACCAGGAAGCTGTGCTTCATCACAAAAAAGATTGATCAAAGCTCCTGGTTTAGCACTATCATTAGAAGAATTTACATCAATTCCAATTCTTTTAAGCTCTCCTTGCAAAGCACTATTTTCCGACAAATCAAATTGCACATCATAACCATTGGTCATGGACATACCACCATTTGCGCTGATGGCTGCCATAAAGTTGCTGATTGATCCTGCCACTCTAAATATTAGTGTTGGGTATAATATATTTATGGCGTATTCTGGAATCTACAAACCAACTCACCCCGAAAAGTATAGGGGTAACCCCACTCGGATCATCTATCGTTCTATGTGGGAGAAAAAGTTCATGATCTTCTGTGATAATACTCCCAGTATTGTAGAGTGGGGGAGTGAAGAAGTGATTGTTCCTTATCGTTGTCCTACTGATGGGAGAGCACATAGATACTTTCCTGATTTCTATATCAAAGTGAAGAACAAAAATGGTCTAACCCAAAAGTATATCATAGAAATCAAACCAAAGAAACAAGTTGAAGGTCCAAACAGAACTCCCAAAAGAAAAACAGCTGCATGGAAAAGAGAAGTGATGACCTTTATGAAGAACCAAGCAAAGTGGGATGCAGCAAGAGAGTTCTGTGAGGATCGTCAAATGAAATTTCTAATCCTAACAGAGGACCACCTCAAAGTATAATGGCAAAGAAGAATAACCTAAAGCCAAGAGCTTACGCCAAGAGTAATATAGATAGGTGGTCCCATCTTTCTGGTCATGAATTAGATTCTCTTCAAGATTATACCAGAGATCAGCTTCGTGGTATAGCGTCTAAGTATGAAATTAAAAATGCTTCTAGGATGTCTGCCGAAGAAGTAATTGAAAAGATTAAAGAGAGTGATGGCTACAAACAAGCAGGTAAGAAGACACAACAAACTTTGTTTGAAATCATACGTGATCAAACTAATGGAGAGAAACAAACTACATCTTGGTATAGGCAACAACTAGCCAAACTATCAGCGAAGATAAAAACATTTCCATCTAGAATGACAATCGAACAGAAGATGGATTCTGTTCAGAACATGGTCCAACAAGATGAAAATGAAATGCGAAGAACTGTGTTCCCTGGACACATGTATTTCTATTCATACCATGCTATATCTAACGTGCCATACTACGATAGATTACCAATGGTCTATGTTTTGAAGAGAGCATCCGATCATTTCTATGGTATCAACTTTCACTACCTCGACTACAAACGTAGAGCAATTGCAATTAAGAAATTAGAACAAGGATTAATTGACGTTCCTCTACATATACTACATAAATATCTCATTAGAGAGTGCAAAGGTTTGTTCCTTGATCTTGCGACATATGAGTGGGAGTCCGCTGCTATGCTACCAGTTGATGACTTTGTTCTGAAGTTAAAGAATGGTAAAGAATATTCATATGATAATGAATTGGTTTGGGAAGAAACCAATACTAAAACTAAACGATTAAAAGCATCAGTCAAGAGGATTTAATTAATGGCAGGAGATGTAGGAACAGGTTTAGATAAAAGACAAAATGAAGAATTAAGAAGAACTAGGCAAGAATTTTTTCTTAGGGAAGAAGGTAAAGCTTTAACTGATCCATCTATTAGAAATAAACTACCAATAAGAGAGCCAAGTGTTAATAATGGATCGGGAACATCTCTAAGATATCCATTTGACGCTCCAATATCTGGAGATACTGATTATGTTATCTTTGAATTTTGGGAATATAATCCACCATTTGGTAGAGGATCTGACGGTCAAGTTTCAAGAGCAATCACAGCAACAGGAACTCCTAGCTACAAAAATTACACCGCAAGTGTCGATGATTTAAAGAAAGCAAAAACAAAAAGTGGAGGAACCCTATCCCCTATATTACTATACATGCCAGAAGATGTTCAAACACAGTATGGACAAAAATGGGGAGGCGCTGCGTTTGGATCTGTTACTGCTGGTCTCATTGAAGCAGCAGGTACTTCAGTTGACTTAGCAGCGGCAGTAGATAGCACTTCAGGTGTAATAAAATCTACAGTTTTTGATAAATTAAGACAAGGTATTAATAAGATAGCAGGTGCTAGCGTTAGCGAAAACCAATTCCTTGGTGGTGTATCAGGAACAATTTTAAATCCAAATACAGAAATGATGTATGATGGTCCTGAACTAAGGACATTAGAACTTACTTTTAAAATGGTAGCATCATCCGAAAGAGAAGCACAAGAAATTAAGAAAATATGCACTACATTTAAACGAGCATCTCTCCCGTCATTTGGTGGTAAAACAGATCTCTTTGGAGGAACTAGTAGTGGTTTAGGTGGCGGCAATTTATTAACAATTCCTAAAATGTGTACCGTTAAATTCATGAAAGGTTCATCTGTTCATCCATACCTACCACAGTATAAAGCAATGGCATTATCAAACATTGCAATAAATTATACACCAGATGGTTCGTATGCTACCTATGCAGATGGCTCACCAGTGGCAACTCAATTAAAAATTTCACTCAAGGAAATGAAAAATATTTTCTCAGATGAAATTGAAGATCAGGGAGCATCATTCTAATGACATACTTCAGAAATATTCCAGACATAGAGTACGATACAAAACCAATACAGTATCCATTCTCAGAATCAGAATACGTCGTAGCAAAAAACTTTTTCAGAAGATACCAAGTTAATCCAGATGTATTTTCTTATGCAGTATTTTTCAAGAAGTATTCTATTGTTGAAGGAGAAAAGATTTATCAGGTAGCAGAGAAAGCATACGACGATCCATTCCTTGATTGGGTCATTATACTATCAAATAATTTAGTTAATCCCCAGTTTGATTGGCCTCTATCGGAATATGATCTTCGTAAATACTGTGAAAAAAATTACGATGATCCATATGGAACAATTAAATTCTATAGAACAGTAAAGATTCTTAAGGGAGATGGGACACCAATAATAAAAGAGAATCTAATTGTCGATGAAACATTTTATAATGGAACTTACTCTTACTGGGATAAAGATCAAGTTAAAAACATTCCTGGCAATGTAATCTCA